CGTCAGCCAAGTTTTGAGTATTTACCACAGAACCTCTTGTATAACTTGATACAGTTATTGTTGGTTCTTTGATAATATTCACAGTGTCACCAAAGTTTTCAATTTCTCCTGTGTAATCAGTATTCGTAATATCTTCTGCAACCGAAGCACGTCTGAAGAATTTGAGAACTTTTTGGCTAAATATCTGAGGAGCGAAATTACCAGAAGGTAAATTTCCGTATCCTGCAGCAGTTCCGAAAGCCATTTTCTCTCTCCTTTTTTGAGGTTTTAGCTGTTCATATCAATTCGCCCTTCTTGCCGTGCTAAGTCTATATCAGCTTCTAGCTTCTCAAACTCCCACGGTTTCATCTTGGCGATGTCCGAGCCTTTCCAAACTTTTTTGTTTGCATTGGTGTCTGTTTTTATCTCCTTTGCTCTTGGAGGTGTGACAGACATTGCAGCAGAAACGTCTGGTTTTTTGCTCTGTTTTTTGGTTGTGATCCCTATGTCTGCTTTATAAAGATCAATAACCCTTGCAGCTAGTCGAGCATTTGTGTTGTTTTTCAACACACCATCACTGATGGTATCTGGTTGTTCTTCTAGCCATTGTAAGAACTTTTCATCCGTTTTTATTTCTTCAAAGTCAGGATGTAAAGTCTTGAGTTCACGATAAGCTACCTTAACCAAATTTTCTTTCTCACGAGCTTTCAAAGTTTTAAGTTCTTCTTGAAGTCCTTGAGCCTGTTCATTAGCTTTTGTTGAAGCTATTGTTTGTATGACATCGTAGACATCAGGATATTCTTGTCTAAACTTATCTAGTTCTTCTGGAGTTTTTGGTAGAGGAACGTTTACATTAGATTGTTGCATTGCATCTTCTAATTGTTGTTTCTCTGTCTTAAACTCCTGTATCTTTTGATCGTAGTGACGCTTCAGATCATCATATCGTTTCTTATAATCATGCTCTGGAGCAGTCTCTTCTTTCTTTACAGATACGAAAGTTTCTTCCTGCTGTTCTTGTTCTTGAGTAGCCACCTCTTGTGTGGGGTCTTGAACTTGTTCCTCTTCATCGTCTTTGTACACATCGTCTCTGTATTTGCCACGATAAAGATTAGGATTGTTTACAACTCCATCGGAGTCATTTGGTTTGTTGGCTCTTACGCCACGAACTGGTTGTTTTGCCATAGTTTTTACCTCATTTACGCAGTGCCACTGGCTGTGGGTAGCTGCTTCGGTTCGTCAGGGCCAATAGAATACTGGGTAGCTGACTAATTCTTTACGGATATTCTCTAGTCATGTGAGATGTATAAAAGGTATGATCTCCTACTTTACCATATTCATCTATCAACTCGTTAGGACCTATGTCCTTTCCGTATTTATCATATCTACGTGATATACTTTTAGGTGATCCTGCTTTGTCGTAAAACAATACGTTAAATGGCATACGTTCCGTCATGTAATCTGGTTCGCCACCACCTTTTGTTAAAACATTCTCTGCAGCAATTAAGGCTTTTCTATAACCTCCGATACCACCTTTGTTCAAAAAATCATCTATTCTGTTTCTTACTGATGTGGGTTCTAGTCCGTCAAACTGAAACATCTTTGTACCCTCACCTCTAAAAGATCTTTGTTTTAAAACTTGATCTAAAGTATTTACATTTCTAAAATCAAATTGTTTGTCATCTATCCTATTCATAACAACTTGTCCTACTGACTCCAAAGTCTCTAACGGATCTTTGGTAGATATTGTTTCTGTAGCTATTAGTAAAGCTAATTTATCTGTGTCAGTAAGATTATCTAATAATTTTTCTACATCTTTTCTTTGTGGTTTTTTCTTTTTAAAATAAGATTTAAAAAGTTTTAACGTCTTTGGATTGACTGGTTCAGGTTTTATGCCAAGAGCTTTGTTAGCTTCATCTATGGTCATAAAACTACCAGTGTTTGTATCACCTACGAGCATACCTTCTTGTGCTTGATACTTACCCTTGTCTGTAGGTTGATTTTTTAATTTTTCTGATAATCTTTTTACTTCAGGTTTACCAATGTTATTTATTGCTTCTAATATTGGATAACCTATTTTTTCAGCTATAACACGAGGTATATATGTTTCTGAAGAAGCAACTATTAAAGGAACTTTGTTCTCATCTTTTATTTTAGAATTTCCTACACGAATGTCAACCCCTTCTTTTTTTAATTGATTTATTCCGTAGTCTATTAAAGCAGCGATTTGAGGTTGCATTATATCAGAAGAAGGGCCGTTAACAATGTAGTCACCGTTTACTGCATCAAATTCAAATCTATCCCTTACCATATCTGTATCAAGAAAAGTTTGTTCAGGTTTTATAAGACCAACGCCTTTTATCTTTGCCACCTTTGATGCAAAACCACCACCAAACATTCCTATCTTGCCACCGTACGCAGTCCATCCACCACCACCAAAGCCACTATCACTTTGATTATCTCCTGCTTCATTGTCAGAGTAGCCATCATTATTATCGTTACTAAAAACTGACGCTGTGTCCAAAGCACTAGTAGGTCCTCCACCTTCATCAAGATTGACACCTGTGGGAACTCCTGATATGTTATCCATATCAATACCAATATTAACTGCAGTCGGTGTTATCTGATTATCTTGAGCTGCTACATCTCCTTCAAGACTCATACTAGGAGCAGAAACATCAGTAAAACCTGAATCTACATCCCCTGCTCTATTTTTTGCAGCTTGCTCTCTATCTATTTGTATTTGTTCATAAGGTGTTATGTTGTAATAATCAGTAGGGCGTATTGCATCAGGAACTCTAGTTCCATATCCTAATAACTTTGCTTTTAAATCATCATCTACTTTTAAACCTTTTACCACACTTTCATAAGCTATCATTTCAGGGGTAACAGCTTTGCTCATGTCAAACCTACCACCTCGACCTACATATTGCTCATAGGCTTTGCCAAGAACTCCTGCACCTTTTCCTTGCTGTCCTAACTCTTGTAATTGTTTTACAACTTTGTTTTGTAATGCACTAGGAACGACAGGACTACCTTGAGGTATAGGAACGTTAGGTTTCGTGCCTATTATCTGATTTTCAAACATGCCCACAGCATAACCTTGTTGTCCTAATGCTGCTCTTGTTGCTATTTCAGAGAGATTTTTTTTATTCAACTCTGATCCTAATGCAGTTAAACTACCCAAAGTTGTCATACCCATAGGTATATTACCCATAGCTCCTGATATATCAGACACTCTTTCTGTGCCTGTTATTGGATTAAATTCTTTAGGAAACCCTAGCTCTCTATCTACGATGGCTGCTATTTTTCCTTTTATACCTGTGTCAGGAACTTTTTCTTTAACAACTAATGAAGCCATACCTTCTTTTGGATCTATAGATTCTACACTAGGTTCTTCTCTTCTCTTACCTGTAGTTGGATCATACCCCGGACTGTAAAAATCATCACCACTGTCTCCTTCTACTGTAGTATCGATTTCTACTGTAGGTTCAACTACTCTTCTAAAATCTGATGGCACAGGAAACGTACGTTTTTTGCGTTTAGCAAAAGGATTAGCAAATGGTGTCAGAGGTGCTAACAAAGGATCAATCAAGTCTTTGTCAAGAGCTTCTTTAACTCCTATGTTAAAAAATCTATTTTGAAAATAATTATCTAAAAATTCAGACATTAATTATCTTTCATCTGCACCACTGCTTTGTGATCATTCTTTAGTTTCTTGATCTGTTCCAGTAAACCCAGTTTCCCCTGCAGTTGGAACACCTCCAACTCCGATCGTGCCGCCACCAACGCCTGAAGCGTCATCTGGGTTAGCTCCTGCAGGTACTCCTCCAGACTGTTCCATGCCTTCTCGTTGTTGATCAGGGGATTGAGGTTGTTGGCTTGCTTCTTGTTGAGCATTTACAAGTCCTTTCAATATTTCAGCAAATATCTGTGCTTCACTCACATCGTTTACCAGACTATCTGGATCTATGTCTTGTGCTATTGCAAGTTCTCTCATAAGATTTGGTATCTTTATAAAAGGTGCAAGAGTTGGATTACTTGCTGTTTGTAATAGAGTTGTTAATCTTTGACTGCGTACTTCTTTTTGCATTACTGCTGCAGTGCCACGAGGTTTAATTTCAAGATCCCCTTCTATCTCTGGCACGTTGTCAGTAAACTGCATATTCCATTGAAAATACGCTTCCCCCATTGGTTTTAATAGATGATCATCTATATTCTTTATAACTGTTTTTAGTGATAAACTTGCACCACCAAGTAACATAGACAGACCTGATGCAGTTCTACCAGTACCAGTCACACCTGTTTGTCCGTGTAATATGGATGGTATGCCTGTATCTTCATCTGCAAGTTGCCGTGATATCTGATACATTTGTATGTTCTCAGGTGCAGTATTTGGAAACTTTAATCCGTTGATTGCTGTGCCAGTTACACCAGACTGTCGTCTAAATATCTTACCGGGAAATATATCCATGTTTTGACCGGGTACTAAACTGGCTTCATCTATATCAAACACAAGATTACCTGCAAGTGCTAAGTTATCAATAGCCATACGATAGTGACCATTCATCAACTTCTGTGAGTATTCCATGTTCTCTGCGACACCCACACCCCACAACTGGTATGGGTTTGTTTCGTATGGAAACGCTTGGAAAGGTAATCGTGCAGGCATGAATGGATTCATCACACATCTGATTATCATACCACCACATACCCAAACATTTACTTGCACTTGATCTAATTCAGATACGTCTTGTATATCTTGCATGCCTACTTCATCAGCATGTTTCTTGTCTATCACACCCCAATACTCAAGAACTTCAAATCTGTTTTCTTGAAAATATGGTTCGGTATCATCCTCACGGATGGTATCTTCGTAGTATTTGTCCTCATAGTTAGGACCTTTTGCAAGACACTCTTCAATGGCATCTTTGTAAAAGTATGGTCTGTTAATCAACGCACGAAGTTGTTGTCTGTTCATACGATGTCTTTGTATTACATACTCACAATCTTCTATACTTGTTGCTGATGGATCAGGATGAAAATCCCACAGAGATACGTATTCTATTCTCGGTACTAATTTTTCGTACGGAGCATATGTTTTTTCTCCGTTCATATCTTCTTCCCACTTATGAATACGTTTGTAAGAGTTAAATGGACCTTTGACTATACCTGTTCCCAACATACAAGACTCAAATATGGCGTTACGTAGAACGGTAACAGCATCTGTATCTGTTAGTTGATCGTGTATTAGTTTCTCTAAATTAAGCGCTGCTTTTTGTGCAGGACTTATTTGAGGTTCACCACCAATAGAAGGTCCGGGGGATAAGTTGGCATTAGCATATCTGCCTTGCAATCCACCTAAAAAGTCTAATCCTTGTGTTGCTTGAGTTGCACCGGGGGGTAACTCTCTTCCATCACCCTTAAAACCAAACGGATCTTGTTGAACTATTTGATCTAGAGGTGTTGTTTGATGAGCAAACTCTGCTATACCCTCTGGTATAGGAGTGGGTTCAACAACGATTGGAAACTTTTTGTTAGAAAAAAGTATGTCAATTATTTGCCCATACGCAGCAAGAACCTTTGTCTTGGTTATTTTTATAAATACTTTTGATCTTTCAGAGTCACGATACTGCGTGGTAGAATCGTAAATACCTCTGTAGTTTTTAAAAGCTTGTAACCAACGTAGTTCATAACTGCGTCTGCCATTCTCTGAATCTTCAAATTTGCGTTTGATAAATCCTGCAAGTCCGGGCATTTGCTCTTCTGGACTTTGTACAGGAACTTGTGTATCATCGGCAGGTTGAAGAAAATTTTCATCAGCCATGATTTACCTATGTGTTATTAGTAGTCTCTTTGCTCAGCCATCGCAAACAAAGAAGCTTCTACTGTAGGTTTAGTTTGCTTCTTTGGCATGTCAACTTGCAACGCATCTTGATTTACCTCTGTTGTAAATTCAAGACCTTCTCTATACAATTTGTCAGAACCTTGAGCATCATCAACTGATACTTTGTCTGATCCCATTATATAGGCTGCACCTTGATTAAGATTGTCTGCCATTTTTATCTCCCTAAAAAGTTATTGGATTTAAGTTGTTGATCTGTTATGTCTTTTAATTCAGATCTGTTTGGTGGGGTAACGAACCCCGGAGTTATGTCTCGTTGTCCTTGAGACATTAAAGCTGCTAATTTGTTAGGATCGTATTTAACTGGTGGAGCTACATCACGTCTTTTAGTTTCTAATCTTCTAGCTTTTAAACCTATGTCTGATGATGGTAACGCACTTTTACGAAATAATCCATACGGAACAGGAGTGTCTGGTAATCGTCTATCTTCTCTAGTTATTGGTCTAGCTGTCATACTGGGATCTGTAAAAAATTCTTTTTCCACACCTCTTCTTGCAAATTCTTGTATTTCGTCAACGTTTGTATCCGATGTAGGTAGCACTACAGACGTTGCTGCAAGAGGACCTACCCTAGCAACAGCTTTAGGAAAAGATCTTAACAATGCTGCAGCCGTGCCTTCAACTGCTGTTTCAGTCGCCACGTCTCCAACAAAATCTTTTGCTTGAGCAGATGAACTTACAAAAAATATGCCTGCCGCACTTAACGCTGCTACTTTCGCAGCCGTAAATTTTTTACCTGTCTCTGGGTCTATATTGTCAACTGATACTCTTATTTTTTTTGTAGTATCCACGTCAGGAGAGTCATCAAATATAGATTGTAAATTATTTTTACCTGCTTGTACTTTTGCTTCTTTACTCGCTTTGTCTTTTGCTTCTTTCTCTTGTTGCTTTTTGGCTTCTAACGCACCTTCTACTTTTAATTGATTAGCAACAAATTCGTCAACATTCTCGGCTGCTTCTTTTGTTAGCCTTTGTGTTTCTACGATATCTTGAGCAGCCTGTTTATCAAACGCTGCTTTCTCTGCACCTTTTTGTGATATAACAGCTTGTGTATTTGCTTCAGCAATTTTGTTAGCTTGTTCTACTTCTTCTGGAGAGGTAGGAATTATTGTAGGTGTTGCATCTACGGTAAAAGATTCTTTAGTTGGGTAAACAGATTTTACGTTTTCAGGTAACTCAAGTTTAAGTAGTTTGCCTAATTGTAAGGAGTCATTTACACCTGCTACGTTTGCAAGCATGGCTTCAAATCCAAACAACGCACCCTTACGAGCTTCTATGTTTTTATCTTTTAATCTTACGTAGTGATCTCTTAAAACTTTATCAAATGAACTATCTACTTTAGTTGCACTTTTGTGTCCTATTATTTCTGAAGCAATATCCTCTTGTTCAAATTCATTTGCTATGACAGCGGCAATAATTCTTCGCATGTCTGTATAGTCACTTAATTTTCTTCCTATCTTTTCTGTGTCAGATTCTGATATTTTATCAAAAACATGTGTGTTAAGTGCATCTGTTATATCTGTTGTTGCTATGCCATCAAATATAGCTGAAGTATTTTTTTCTAAAGCTAAAGCATGTGCTTTTCTTATTACCTGAGAGAAAACAGGTCCGGGAGTGGCATCAGGTGGTAAACCTTTTTTACCTCTACCTCTTAATTTTTTAGGAGCAACTATTGTTCCTGTTTCAGCATCGTAGTAAGCTCTGGTAGTAGATCCTGTTCTTGCACCTACAGCTTCTTCCCTATCTACTTTCATGTTTATGAGATCTTCACCTCTATATCCTAGAATAGATAGTAAGGTAGCATATCGTAAACTTAGATCAGGTATCTCGCCTATGCCTGCCAACATGGCTTTTAACACACCTTTTGTAGGTATCTCTCCTTCAGGTAATTTAGTATCTTTTACTTTTGCAACACTTGGACTTCCACTACCTATGTTATCTATACTTACCTCTAAGGGTGCTATTGCAGCAGTCCTAAAAGATGCTTGATCTGCTCCTAGTCTTTTTAATTTATTATTTACCTCATCAAAATCTAATTCTAAAAAATTTTGATTATCATATTCCTTAAAGCTGTTACGTATTTTGTTTTTTATTTTATTAGTATTACCTAATACAGTAGTTATCTTCTTTGCACCCTCTGCAAATTTTTTGCTAAATAAGGGTTTAAATTTGTTTTTATAAAAATCAAAAGTTTCTTGGCTAACGTATCCTTCGTTAACTGCTTCTTGATTTTCTAGTATTGGTATTTCTGGCACGCCCTTATCAAAAATGTTTGCCAGTATGGAGTCTTTTATTGTATTGTTTTTTGATAGTATTCTATCTTGCACCTCTGCACTTGCAGGTATGTCACCTTCAGGAAATATTAAAGCTCTGAACTCGTCAAAAGCTTTTATATCGTCTAAGACTTCTTTTGCAGGTTTTTTCATTGCCATTTATTTAATACCCAAATGTTTGGTCTTGCATTTGATAGACCTGATTTTTAATACCACCAAGCGTTTTATGAATCGACACATATCCTGTCATCCTTGTCATTAACATATATCGCAGAGCATCGTATGCGTGATCTTCTGCCTTTGTATCCACATCTTCTGCATTTGTTTTGCTAAGAGGTATGCCTGATAGCTGTTTGATAAGATTGACACAGTTCGGAAATATTCGTAATCTAGGTTCGTCTGTTCTTGGATCATCTGCAAGCCTACGATGTACTTCCATTTTACCTTGCAATCTGTT